ATGGAAAACGACGTACTGATCCTGGTCCGGGACGAGACCGCACGCCTTGAAGAACAACGCGACGAAATCGCGGAAACGCTGCGGGAACTGAGCCAGGAATTGCGTGATCTACGCGCCCGCGTTCGCGAGGGCGACCTGAAGGACTCGCAGGAGGCCGGCAAGCTGCTGGGCCACCTGCGCTACTGGCTGAAGGCCGCAAATGAAACGGAGGCTCAACTTGCAGAACAGAGAAGGAAAAGAGCCGGGATCTCGGGGGCATACGGGCTCGACCTCGACCGGGCGCGGGCTGATATCGGGTGCCGGCTTGATCGGATCCGCCGGTGCTGCGGTGAAGGAGAGCTTCCTGAGTGAACTGACGGAGGGGGAGCGCCTTGCGCTCCCCTTTCTTTTCGATTTCTGGGCGCACCCGCACCAGTTGCCGCCTGAGGGCGACTGGCGCTGCTGGGCGATCCTGGGCGGACGTGGGGCGGGCAAGACCCGGGCCGGGGCCGAATGGGTGCGCTCCATGGTCGAAGGGCCGCGGCCCCTCGATGCAGGGCGCGCGCGGCGGCTGGCGCTGGTGGGCGAGACCATAGACCAGGTGCGCGAGGTGATGGTCTTCGGCGACAGCGGCATCCTCAACTGTTCGCCGCCGGACCGGCGGCCGAGCTGGAACGCGACGCGCCGTTGTCTTGTCTGGCCCAACGGGGCCGAGGCCATGGCGTTTTCGGCGCATGACCCCGAGGCGCTGCGCGGGCCGCAGTTCGATGGCGCCTGGGTGGACGAGCTGGCGAAGTGGCGCAACGCGCAGGCGACCTGGGACATGCTGCAATTCGGGCTTCGCCTTGGTGACGATCCGAGGGTCTGCGCAACCACGACGCCGCGCAACGTGGCAGTCCTGAAACGTTTGCTCGATCTGCCGTCGACGGTTGTGACCCGAGCGCCCACCGAGGCGAACCGGGCCTACCTTGCGGAGGCTTTCCTGGCCGAGGTGCGTGCGCGCTATGCGGGCTCTCGGTTGGGATTGCAGGAACTGGATGGGGTGCTGCTGGACGAAGCGGACGGCGCGCTCTGGTCGCGGGAGATGCTGGATGCCTGTCGGGCGGGGCGGCTGCCGGAGTTCGACCGGATCGTCGTGGCTGTCGACCCGCCGGCCGGTGCCGGCGCGGGTTCCGATGCCTGCGGGATCGTCGTGGCCGGTGTGGTGCGGTCCGGACCGCCCGAGGAGTGGCGCGCCGTGGTGCTTGAGGACGCGAGCGTGCAGGGCGCCTCGCCGCTCGGCTGGGCCAAGGCCGCGGCGCAGTCCTACGACCGCTGGAAGGCCGACCGCGTCGTGGCCGAGGTGAATCAGGGTGGCGCCATGGTGAAGACGGTGCTGGCGCAGGTGGACCCGATGCTGCCCGTGACGGCGGTGCATGCGAGCCGCAGCAAGGCCGCGCGGGCCGAGCCGGTGGCGGCGCTCTACGAGCAGGGCCGCGTGGCGCATGTCGCAGGGATGGAGGCGCTCGAGGCACAGATGTGCCTGATGACGCCCGAGGGGTTCGAGGGCGGCGGGAGCCCTGACCGCGTCGATGCGCTGGTCTGGGCGCTGAGCGAGTTGATGCTTGGTGCAAAGGCTCCGCCGCGGGTCAGAAGCCTTTGATTCCCAATGGTGTTGCGCTGAGGCGCGGCACCGTTCGGTGGCGTCGAGGGCCGTTAAATCCTTCGGTCTAGGTTTCTTTCCAAGCCGCGGGGCACACAAGGCCCCGCCGACGGAAATCGGAAAGGAGCGCGGCGCGATGGTATTGCAGTTTCTCGCAGGTCGGGGCCGGTCGGAACCCCAGGCGGCACCGGCCGCAAAAGCCTCGGCCACCGGACCGCTGGTGGCGCATGTGACCTCGGGGCGGATCGCCTGGTCGCCGCGCGACACGGCTTCGCTGACCAAGCAGGCCTTCGCGGGCAATCCGGTGGGCTTTCGCGCGGTCAAGCTGATCGCGGAAGCCGCCGCGGCGCTGCCGCTGATTTTGCAGGATGCCTCGGCGCGCTATGCCGATCATCCGATCCTGCAACTGGTCACGGCCCCGAATCCGGCACAGGGGCGGGCCGAGCTGCTGGAGGCGCTTTACGGGCAGCTGCTGCTGTCGGGTGACGGCTACGTCGAGGCTGTGACGGGCAGCGGGGCCGTGCCGCTTGAACTGCATGTGCTGCGGTCCGACCGGATGCGGGTGATCCCTGGCAGCGATGGCTGGCCCGTGGGCTACGAATACGCGGTTGGTGGACGCAAGCACAGGTTCGACGCGACCGGGCCGGTCTCACCGATCCTGCACGTCCGGAATTTCCACCCCCAGGACGATCATTACGGGCTGAGTCCGCTGCAGTCTGCGGCTCAGGCAGTGGATGTGCACAACGCCGCAAGTCGTTGGTCCAAGGGGCTTTTGGATAACGCGGCGCGCCCGTCGGGTGCCATCATCTGGAAGGGCCCGGACGGGCAGAGCAGCCTGGCGCCTGACCAGTATGAACGCCTCGTCGCCGAGATGGAGGCGCATCACCAGGGCGCCCGGAACGCCGGACGGCCGATGTTGCTTGAAGGCGGTCTGGACTGGAAGCCGATGGGCTTTTCGCCTTCGGACATGGAGTTCCAGAAGACCAAGGAGGCGGCGGCACGAGAGATCGCGGTAGCCTTCGGCATTCCGCCGATGCTGCTGGGGATCCCCGGCGAGGCGACCTACGCCAACTATCAGGAAGCGCACCGCGCCTTCTATCGCCTGACGGTTCTGCCGCTCGCCGGCCGTGTGGCGGCGGCGCTGGGACGTTGGCTGGCGCAGTTCGCCGGCGAGGAAGTTTCGCTTGTCCCCGACCCCGACAGGGTGCCGGCGCTCGCCTCCGAACGCGACGCGCAATGGGCGCGCGTGGCGCAGGCCGATTTCCTGACCACAGCCGAGAAGCGGGATATGCTCGGGCTTCCTCCGCTAGATGAAGGTGGGGCCTCAAGTGCCTGATGGACGAGTGAAATACGAGCCATTCGCCTGCGCGCCCGGGATGCGGCTGGAAGCGCATGAGCGGGTCAGCAAGCTTCAGTTCGAGGCGCTGAACGCCCGGCTGGACCGGCTCGAGATGATCATGGAGCGGCTTGAAAAGCGGCTCTGGCTGACGGTCTACGGCGTGGTCGGGGTGATCCTGGCCCAGGCCTTTCAAGGGCTGCTGCAGGCTGCGCCCTGAGTGGCGGGAAAGAAAGGGAACGGATGCTGGATCTCGAAATGAAATTCTGCCGCTTCGAGGCGGAGGTGACGGTGGCCGAGGGGCACCGGATCGAGGGATACGCCTCGCTTTTCGGGGCGTGCGACCAGGGTGGCGACGTGGTGGCGCAGGGCGCCTATGCGCGCAGCCTTCAGCGGCTTCAGTCCGAGGGGCGGTCGGTCAAGATGCTCTGGCAGCACGACCCGGCCCAGCCCATCGGCATCTGGGAGGAGGTCCGCGAGGACGGTCGCGGGCTTTTCGTCAAGGGGCGGCTGCTTGAAGACGTGAGCCGCGCCCGCGAGGCGAAGGCGCTGATCGAGGCAGGGGCCATCGACGGCCTGTCGATTGGTTACCGCACTGTGAAATCACGCAAATCGGAGGCGGGTCACCGCGTCCTGACGGAACTGGAGCTCTGGGAAGTGTCGCTGGTGACCTTCCCGATGCTGCCCAGTGCGCGCGTGGCGGCCAAGGGCGACGCGCCCGAGGAAGTCATGCTGCGCGACCTGGCGAGTGTCCTCGAGGACGCGCGCCGCAACCTGGCGGACAGCTGACGCGCCGCCCATCGACATGGGGAATTTTGCCATGAGCACGACCGGGACCTCGTCTCGGACCGGGGAGGATCTGTCCCCGGCCGCCCGGGTGAGCGCCGCGATGGCGGGGCTGATCGGGGACTTCAAGGCCATGCAGGCAGACCTGCAGGGCAAGCTTCAGAAACAGGAAGAGCGACTGACCATGCTGGATCACAAGACCGCCCATCACGCGCGCCCGGCGCTGTCCACCGCGGCCGAACCCGACGCGCCGCATCAGAAGGCCTTCGACGCCTACCTTCGCAGTGGCGAGGATGACGGGCTGCGCGGGCTCGAACTCGAAAGCAAGGCGATGTCCACGGCGATCAACTCGGACGGCGGTTATCTTGTCGATCCGCAGACCGCCGAGACGATCCGCTCGACGCTTGCGAGCACGGCCTCGATCCGCAGCGTGGCGAGCATCGTGAACGTCGAGGCGGGCAGCTTCGACGTGCTGATCGACCGCAACGACGCAAGTGCCGGATGGGCGAACGAAACCGATGCGACCGCCGAGACCGGCACGCCGACCGTCGAGCGGATCTCGATCCCGCTTTACGAGCTGAACGCGCTGCCGAAGATCTCGCAACGCCTGCTGGACGACACGGCGTTTGACGTCGAGGCCTGGCTGGCCGGGCGCATCGCCGACAAGTTCGCCCGTGCCGAGGCGGTGGCCTTCGTGTCGGGTGACGGGCAGGACAAGCCGCGCGGCTTCCTGAACCATGCCACCGTGGACAATGAGGTCTGGACCTGGGGCAATATCGGCTACGTGCCCACCGGCATCGCCGACACCATCGGCAGCGGCGATACGCTGATCGACCTGGTGTATTCGCTGGGCGCGCAGTACCGGGCCAAGGCCACCTTCGTGCTGAATTCCCGCACGGCAGGCGAGCTGCGCAAGCTCAAGGACAACGACGGGCGCCATCTCTGGTCCGACGGCCTTGCCGCGGCCGAGCCGGCCCGTCTTCTGGGCTACCCGGTGCTGATCTCGGAGCAGATGCCGGACATCGACGCGGGAACGTACCCGATCGCATTCGGCGATTTCGGGGCGGGCTACACCATCGCCGAGCGGCCGGATCTGCGCGTCCTGCGGGACCCGTTCAGCGCCAAGCCGCACGTGCTCTTCTATGCCACCAAGCGTGTCGGCGGCGACGTGACCGATTTCGCCGCGATCAAGCTGCTGCGCTGCGCGGTGAGCTGAAGCTGAGCCGTCGGGAGGGTCTTCGACGGAGGCCCTCCCGTTTCGGGCCGGACCGGACCTTCGTGCCGGGATGGCCGCCCGAGCGGGAGACGAGACATGATGTTGGTGGAAGAAGGCCAAGTGCCCGAGGCGGCCCTTCCGGTCGATGCGCTGAAGGCGCATCTGCGGCTGGGAACGGGCTTTGACGAGGAAAGCGTTCAGGACGGGGTGCTTGGCTCTTTCCTGCGGGCGGCCATGGCGGCGGTCGAGGCCCGGACCTCCAAGGCGCTGATCACGCGCGGTTTCGTCCTGACTCTGAACGACTGGCGGGATCCCTGCGCGCAGGTCCTGCCGCTTGCCCCGGTCGAGAGCGTGACCGACGTGACGCTGGTGGACGGATACGGTGTGGCGACCACGGTCGATCCGGCGCTCTACCGGCTGCAACCCGACGCGCATGCGCCCCGCCTGCGCCCGCGCGGCGCGGCGCTGCCGCGGGTGGCCGGCGCCGGCGCGGTGGAGATCCGCTTTCGCGCGGGGTTCGGCGCGGCCTTCACGGATGTCCCTGCCGACCTCGCGCAGGCGGTGATGCTGCTGGCGGCGCACTATTACGAATACCGCGACGAGACCTCGCTTGGCGAAGGCTGCATGCCCTTCGGCGTGGCCTCGCTGGTGGCGCGCTATCGTCCGCTTCGGTTGGGGGCGGCGGGATGAGTGTGCCGCAGCTCAATCGCCGCCTGACCCTCGAGGCGCCGGAGCGCGTGGCCGACGGGGCCGGGGGGTTCGTGGAGATCTGGGTGCCGCTCGGCACGCTCTGGGCCGAGATCCAGCCGCGCACCGGGCGCGTCACCAGCGGAGAGGTCGGTTCGGTTTCCGTCGCGGCCTTCCGGATCGTCGTGCGGGCGGCGGTTCACGGATCGACGGCCCGACCCGTCGCAGGCCAGCGCTTTGCTATGGGGCCGCGGCGCTTCCTGATCGAGAGCGTGACCGAGGTCGAGCCGCGGGCTCTCTACTTCGTCTGCGATGCCGAAGAGGAGGTTGCCACGTGAGCTACGGGATTTCCGCCGCCCTGCAGGAGGCCGTCTACGCGCGCCTGCTTGGCAGTGCACAGCTGACGGAGATCGTCGGGAGTGCCGTCTATGACGAGCTGCCGCCGGGGCCGATGCCGTCGCTTTACGTCGCGCTGGGGCCCGAGAAGGTGCGCGATGCATCGGACGTGGCAACCGCCGCCGCCAGGCACGATTTCACAGTGTCGGTGGTGACCGAAAGCGCGGGGTTCCAGACCGCGAAGGCCGCCGCCGGGGCCGTGAGCGACGCGCTCAACGGCGCGGCGATGACGCTGGGGCGCGGCCACCTTGTGGGGCTGTGGTTCCGCCAAGCGCGGGCGACGCGCGAAAGCGGCGGGCTGCGCCGCATCGACATGACCTTCCGCGCGCATGTGGAAGACGACTGATTTCAGCAAGGAGACGGGACCATGAGTGCCCAGAACGGCAAGGATCTTCTGATCAAGATGGACGTGAGCGGTGCGGGCCAGTTCGAGACGCTGGCAGGGCTGCGGGCAAGCCGCATCGCCTTCAACGCCGAGACGGTGGATGTCACCTCTCTGGAAAGCCAGGGCGGCTGGCGCGAGCTGCTGGCCGGGGCCGGGGTGAAATCGGCGAGCCTGACCGGTGCGGGGGTCTTCAAGGATGCGCAGACCGATGCAAGGGCGCGCGAGGTCTTCTTCAACGCGCAGATGCCGGACTTCCAGGTGGTGATCCCCGATTTCGGCACCGTCGAGGGGCCGTTCCAGCTGACCGCCATCGAATATGCCGGCAATCACGACGGCGAGGCGACCTACGAATTGTCTCTGGCCTCGGCCGGCGCCCTGAGCTTCACGGCAGCCTGATGGCGAACCCCTGGCGAGGCGAGGTGCCGATGGTCATCGATGGCAAGCGCCGGATCATGCGGCTGACACTCGGCGCGCTGGCCGAGCTGGAGGCCGAGCTTGGCGAAGGATCGCTGGTGGATCTCGTGCAACGCTTCGAGGGCGGGCGCTACTGCGCGCGCGATGTGCTCGCACTGGTGGTGGCCGGCCTGCGCGGCGGCGGTTGGCGCGGTGATGCGGCAGACCTGCGCTGCGCCGAGATCGAGGGCGGGCCGCTGGCGGCGGCGCAGGCGGCAGCGACGCTGCTTGCCCGCGCCTTCGCGACGCCAGGACCGGAATGAGTGCCTTTGACTGGCCGGGACTGCTGCGCGCGGGGCTGCAGGAGCTTCGGATTCGACCCGAGCAGTTCTGGGCGCTCACCCCGGCAGAGCTTTCGCTGATGCTGGGGCAGCCGCAGGGCGGTGGTGCCATGGGGCGCGGTGCGCTGGAGCGGATGATGGCGGCCTATCCCGACCGGACGGAGGATGAGGGATGATGGATTTCGAAGATATCGGCGAGCTGGGCGACGAGATCGCGGCGCTCGAAACCTCGCTCGGCGGCGTGGCCGGCATGGCAGCGGCGTTCGATGCCGAGCTCAGGCGGGTGCATTCGTCGTTCGGTGCAACGGCACGCACGGCGGGATCGCTAGAACGCTCGCTCAGCCGCGGCGTGGCGCGGGCCATCGACGGGCTGGTGCTGGACGGGATCAGCCTGTCGGACGCGCTGCGCGGCGTCGCGGATTCCATGGTGAACGCGGCCTGGCGCGCGGCCGTGCGGCCCGTGGCGGACCACATCGGTGGTGCGGTCACATCGGGCATCGGCAGTCTCTTTGGCGCGGTCACGCCCTTCGCGAAGGGGGGCAGTTTCTCGCAAGGACGGGAGCGTGGCGTCGTCGGGGCGCCGACCGCCTTTCCGATGCGCCGAGGCCTCGGGCTCATGGGCGAGGCGGGCCCCGAGGCGGTGCTGCCGCTGTCGCGCGGAGCCGACGGGGCACTTGGCGTGCGGATGCAGGGGCAGGCGGCGCCTGCGCAGGTCGTCATCAATATCTCGACGCCCGATGTCGAGGGCTTCCGCCGCAGCCAGAGCCAGATCGCCGCGCAGATGGGCCGGGCGCTGAGCGCCGGCGCGCGCAACAGGTGAGGAGAGGGTCATGGGCTTTCACGAGGTGAGATTTCCCGCGAACCTGAGTTTCGGCGCGCTCGGCGGGCCGGAACGCAGGACCGATATCGTCACGCTGACCAGCGGTTTCGAAGAGCGAAACACACCCTGGGCCCATTCGCGCAGGCGGTGGGACGCGGGACTGGGGCTGCAGTCGCTCGACGATCTTGCGGCGCTGATCGCCTTCTTCGAGGCACGTCGCGGGCAATTGCACGGCTTCCGCTGGAAGGACTGGGCGGATCACAAGTCCTGTGCACCTTCGGGAGAGCCCGCCGCGGACGACCAGGTGATCGGCACCGGCGATGGCGCGACGGACGAGTTCTCGCTGACGAAAACCTATCGCTCGGGCGGCGCGGAGTATGTGCGTCCCATCGCCAAGCCGGTCGTGGGGTCGGTTCTGGTGGCCGTCGGTGGCGTCCTGCAGGTGCAGGGCGCGGACTTTGAGGTGGACGAAACCGAGGGCCTCGTGACGATGGCCTCGGCCCCGGCGGTGGGTGTTGCGGTGACCGCAGGGTTCGCCTTTGACGTGCCGGTGCGTTTCGACACCGACCGGATCGAGATCAGCGCCGCGACCTTCCAGGCGGGACAGGTGCCCAGCGTGCCGGTGGTGGAGCTGCGGGTCTGATGGCGGGCAGGGATGATCTGCACGCCCATCTTGCCGGCGGTTGCACGACGGTGGCGCGCTGCTGGGCGATCACCCGGCGCGACGGCGTGCGGCTCGGCTTCACCGATCACGACGCGGACCTTGCCTTTGACGGGCTCGTATTCCGGGTTGGGACGGGATTGACCGCGCGGGCGCTGGAAACCTCGACGGGGCTGTCGGTCGACAATTCCGAGGCCATGGGCGCGCTGAGCGATGCAGCGATCCGCGAGACGGACATCGCGGCGGGACGCTACGACGGGGCCGAGGTCGTTGCCTGGACGGTGAACTGGGCGGACGTTGCAGCGCGCAAGGTGATCTTCCGCGGCACACTGGGCGAGATCCGCCGTGGCGGCGGCGCCTTTCACGCCGAGCTGCGCGGCTTGAGCGAAGCTTTGAACCGGCCGTTCGGGCGCGTCTACCAGAAGGTCTGCGACGCCGTGCTCGGCGACAGCGCCTGCGGTGTCGATACCAGCGACAGCGCGTTTTCCTGGGAAGGGCCGGTCGAGGCGGCGGAAGAGGGCCGCAGGCTTTGGCTCGGGGCTGCGCATGCCGAGGGCTGGTTTACGCGCGGCAGCCTGACAGTGCTGACCGGCGAGGCAGCGGGTCTGAGCGAAGGCATCAAGCGTGACCTCGCCGATCCCGTCGGACGCCGGATCGACCTCTGGACGCCGGTGCGCGCCGAGATTGCCCCGGGCGACATGGTTCGGCTGGTGGCCGGATGCGACAAGCGGGTGGAGACCTGTCGCGAGAAGTTCGGAAATCTTCTGAATTTTCAGGGCTTTCCAGATATTCCTGAAGAAGACTGGATGACGGTTTCGCCCGCGCATGCCGCCCGCCGCGACGGGGGCAGCCGGAGATGAGCGCCTATGTAATCGCGGCGCGCGGCTGGATCGGCACGCCCTACCTCCACCAGGCCTCGTGCAAGACCGGCGGCTGCGATTGTCTCGGCCTGCTGCGCGGTGTCTGGCGCGAGGTGCTCGGGCCTGAGCCCGAGCTGCCGCCCGCCTACAGCCCGGACTGGTCCGAACCGCAGGGCGAAGAGCGGCTCTGGGCCGCGGCCCTGCGGCATCTGCAGCCGAAGCCCCTCACGCAGGAGCACGCTGGCGACGTCCTGCTGTTCCGCATGCGGTCGGGCGCCGTGGCCAAGCACCTCGGGCTTCAGGCGTGCGTCGGCCCGGAGGTCAGCTTCATCCATGCCTACAGCGGCCACGGCGTGATCGAGAGCGCGCTGACGGCCCCGTGGCGGCGGCGAATCGTGGCGCGCTTGGCCTTTCCCGAAAGGAGCGAATGATGGCAACACTGGTGCTTTCCGCCGCTGGCGCGGCGCTTGGCAGTTCCGTCGGAGGCACGGTCCTTGGCCTCTCGATGACGGCGGTGGGCCGCTTCGCGGGCGCGACGCTGGGGCGGATGATCGACCAGCGCGTTCTGGGGCGCGGGGCCGAGCCGGTCGAGACCGGCCGTATCGACCGCTTTCGCCTGAGCGGTGCGGGGGAGGGCGCGCCCGTGGCGCAGGTCTTCGGGCGCATGCGTGTGGGCGGGCACATCATCTGGGCGAGCAACTTCCGCGAGCACGCCTCGACCAGCGGTGGCGGCGGTGGCAAGGGGGCGCCCAGCCAGCCCGAAGTGCGCAGCTACAGCTACTCGGTCAGCCTCGCCCTCGCGCTCTGCGAGGGCGAGATCGCCGGCGTGAACCGCGCCTGGGCCGACGGGGCCGAAATCTCGGTGCCCGACCTGAACATGCGGGTCTATCGCGGCACGGCGGACCAGATGCCCGATCCCTGCATCGAGGCGGTGGAGGGCACCGGCAACGTGCCCGCCTACCGCGGCACGGCCTACTTGGTGATCGAGGATCTCAGGCTCGAGCGCTTTGGCAACCGCGTCCCGCAGTTCAGCTTCGAGGTGACGCGGCCCGAACTGGCGGATCCCGAGGACCTGACGCAGACGGTGCGAGGCGTCGCGCTCATTCCCGGCAGCGGCGAATATGCCCTGGCGACAGACAAGGTCTTCGTGGCCGGAAGCGACGGGACCCTTGCAGCGAACGTGAACTCCCCCTCCGAAAGGCCCGACATCGAGATCTCGCTCGACCAGCTCCGCGACGAGCTGCCGGCCTGCGGGGCCGTTTCGCTGGTGGTGAGCTGGTTCGGTGACGACCTGCGCTGCGGCGACTGCACGATCCGGCCCAAGTACGAACGCCCGGAGGCCGAAGCCGACGACATGCCGTGGTCTGTGGCGGGGCTCTCGCGCGCCACGGCGCAGCAGGTCCCGGTCGAGGACGAGCGCCCGGTCTACGGCGGCACGCCCTCGGACCGCTCGGTGGTGCAGGCGATCCGCCATGCCCGCGACCGCGGCCTCGAGGTTGTCTACTATCCCTTCATCCTGATGGACCAGATGTCGGGGAATGCTCTCCCCGACCCATATGGCGGCACCGAGCAGGCGCGGCTGCCCTGGCGCGGGCGGATCACCGCATCGCTGGCCCCGGGGCAGGTAGGAACACCCGACGGCACGGCGCAGGTCGATGCCGAGGTCGCGGATTTCTTCGGCACGGCCTCTGCTGGCGACTTCGTCGTGACCTCCGATGGCATCACCTACGGCGGCCCGGACGAGTGGCGCTATCGGCGCTACGTGCTGCACCAGGCCGCGCTTTGCGCACAGGCGAGCGGGGTGGAGGCCTTCTGCATCGGCTCCGAACTGCGCGGCCTCACGACGCTGCGCGGCACCACTGGTTTCCCGGCGGTACAGGCCCTGCGGGATCTCGCCGCCGAATGCCGGGCGATCCTCGGTCCCGACGTGAAGATCGGCTATGCCGCCGACTGGAGCGAGTATTTCGGCTATCACCCCTCCGATGCCCCGGGCGACGTGTTCTTCCACCTAGATCCCCTCTGGGCGGATGACACGATCGACTTCATCGGCATCGACAACTACATGCCGCTATCCGACTGGCGCGACGACGAGGATCAGGCCGACGCCGCCTGGGGGACCGTGCACAACGCCGACTACCTTGCGGCCAACGTGGCCGGGGGCGAGGGCTTCGCGTGGTACTATGCGTCTGAGGCCGATCGCGCCGCGCAGAAGCGCACGCCGATCACCGATGGTGCCTACAGCGAGCCGTGGGTCTGGCGTTACAAGGACATCCGCAGCTGGTGGGAGAATGCCCATCATGACCGCATCGGCGGCGTTCGGCAGGTCGCGCCCACCGACTGGCAGCCGCGCAGCAAACCGATCTGGTTCACGGAGCTCGGCTGCCCCGCCGTCGACAAGGGCACGAACCAGCCCAACGTTTTCGTCGATCCGAAATCCTCGGAATCCGCGCTGCCGCATTTCTCGGGCGGGCAGCGTGACGACCTGATCCAGCGGCAATACCTGCGGGCCATGTATCGCCATTGGGGCGAGGCCGCGCAGAATCCGGTGTCCCCGCACTACGGCGGTCCGATGGTGGACCTCTCGCGCAGCTTCGTCTGGGCCTGGGACGCGCGGCCCTATCCTTGGTTCCCGGGCAATACCGCGCTCTGGTCTGACGGGCCGAACTACCAGCGTGGCCACTGGATCAGCGGCCGGGCCTCGTCTCGCACCCTGGCTTCTGTGGTTGCGGAGATCTGCGCACGGGCAGGTGTGACCGATATTGATACTTCGGGACTGCATGGCATCGTTCGTGGCTTCACGCTTTCCGAGACCGGAACCGCGCGGCAGGCGCTGCAGCCGCTGATGCTGGCGCACGGGTTCGATGCGGTGGAGCGTGACGGCACGCTCGTGTTTCGCAGCCGCACGGGGCGCGGGGCCATTCCCCTGTCGCGTCAGGATCTCGCCGTGAGCGGGGATCTCGACGCCGACCTGATCGAAACCCGCGCGAGCGAGGCCGAGATGGCGGGCCGGGTGCGGGCGAGTTTTGTCCTCTCGGACGCCGATTTCCAGGTGGCGCAGGAAGAGGCCGTGCTGCCGGGCGGTGATCTTCCTTCCGTGTCGCAAAGCGAGCTTCCCCTGTCTCTGACCCGTGGCGACGGACGGCAGACCGTGGACCGCTGGCTGTCCGAGGCGCGGCTCGCGCGCGACAGCCTGCGCTTTGCGCTGCCGCCTTCGAAGGCGACTATCGGCGCCGGGGACGTCGTGTCGCTGCCGGGATCGTCGGGGCCGATCCTCGCACGCATCGACCGGCTTGAAGCGACTGAGCTTCTGCTGGCCGAGGCGGTGCGCCTCGATCCCGATCTCTACCGTCCGGCGCCGGAGGATCGCGCCGCTCCGGAGCTGGCGAGGGTCAGCCGGTCCGTTCCGGTGACCGCCCAGTTCCTCGACCTCCCTTTGATCTCGGGCGAGGAGGTGCCCCATGCACCGCATCTCGCGGTCACGGCACGGCCCTGGCCCGGCGAGGTCGCGGTGTTCGACGCGGCGACGGACGCAGACTACCGGTTGAACCAGCGGATCGGCACGCGTGCGACCATCGGTGCCACATTGACCCCGCTGCCAGCCGCGCCCGCAGGCGTTGTCGACCGGGGCGCTCCGCTGTGTATGTCGCTACCCGGCGGTGCGCTGCAATCGGTGAGCGCCGCGGCCTTCCTGTCCGGCGCGAACCTGATCGCCATCGGCGACGACTCCACTGGCCTTTGGGAGGTATTCCAGTTCCGCGACGCCACGCTTGTGGCGCCGGACACATGGGAGGTCAGCCACCGCCTGCGTGGTCAGTGTGGCTCCGACGCGGTCATGCCAACGGCCTGGCCGGTCGGATCCCGCATCGTCCTGCTCGACGGGGCGCCCGTGCAGATCGACCTCGCCCGCGCCCGTTGGCGGCAGGAGCGGCACTTCCGCATCGGCCCGGCGCAGCGGCCACACGATGACGCGACCTACCGGCATATGGTCGAGACCTTCGCTGGTAACGGCCTGAGGCCCTATCGGCCAGCGCATCTTGGCCATGTCGTTCAGGCCGGCGACGCGGTCTTTCGCTGGGTCCGCAGGACCCGGATCGGCGGCGACGACTGGGACGGCATCGAGGTCCCCCTGGGCGAGGAGCGCGAGAGCTACCTTGTCCGGGTGCTTGATGGCGGCGAGGTGCGGCGCGAGGTGCTGACCGACAGGACCGAGTTCACCTACACGGATGCGGAGCGCAGCGCCGACGGCATCGCGGGCGGCTACGCGCTGGAGGTGGCGCAGATCTCGGCGAGCTACGGGGCAGGGCCCTTCGCCCGGATCGAGGTCGGCGCATGA